AATTATTGAAATTTCCAAAAATAAATAATTGTAATTTATTAGAAAATAATATACGTCAAAATAATTTATTACAATTATTAAAATTATTAAAATTATTGAAATTTCCAAAAATAAATAATTGTAATTTATTAGAAAATAATATACGTCAAAATAATTTATTACAATTATTAAAATTATTAAAATTATTGAAATTTCCAAAAATAAATAATTGTAATTTATTAGAAAATAATATATGTCAAAATAATTTATTAGAATTATTAAAATTTCCAAAAATAAATAATTGTAATTTATTAGAAAATAATATACCTGATATACCTGATATACCTGATATACCTGATATACCTGATATACCTGATATACCTGATATATCTCAAAATAATTTATTAAAATTATTAAAATTTCCAAAAATAAATAATGGTAATTTATTAAAATTATTAAAATTTCCAAAAATAAAAAATGGTAATTTATTAGAAAATAATATACCTAATATAGCTAATGCTAATATATGTCAAAATAATTTATTGAAATTATTAAAATTTCCAAAAATAAATAATTGTAATTTATTAGAAAATAATATACGTCAAAATAATTTATTGAAATTATTAAAATTTCCAAAAATAAATAATTGTAATTTATTAGAAAATAAAGAATTTTTAAAACAAAAAAATGTATTAAAATTATTAAAATTTCCAAAAATAAATAATTGTAATTTATTAGAAAATAAAGAATTTTTAAAACAAAAAAATGTATTAAAATTATTAAAATTTCCAAAAATAAATAATTGTAATTTATTAGAAAATAAAGAATTTTTAAAACAAAAAATTGTATTAAAATTATTGAAATTTCCAAAAATAAATAATTGTAATTTATTAGAAAATAAAGAATTTTTAAAACAAAAAAATGTATTAAAATTATTGAAATTTCCAAAAATAAATATTTGTAATTTATTAAATAATAAAGAATATAAAGAATTTTTAAAACAAAAAAATGTATTAAAATTATTAAAATTTCCAAAAATAAATAATTGTAATTTATTAGAAAATAATAATATACCTCAAAATAATTTATTACAATTATTAAAATTATTGAAATTTCCAAAAATAAATAATTGTAATTTATTAAATAATAAAGAATATAAAGAATTTTTAAAACAAAAAAATATATTAAAATTATTGAAATTTCCAAAAATAAATAATTGTAATTTATTAGATAATAAAGAATATAAAGAATTTTTAAAACAAAAAAATATATTAAAATTATTAAAATTTCCAAAAATAAATAATTGTAATTTATTAAAAAATAAAGAAAATGAAAATAAAGAAAATGAAAATATAAAAAATAAAGAAAATATATTAAAATTATTAAAATTACCAAAAATTAAAAATTATAATGATATATTAAAATTATTAAAATTACCAAAAATTAAAAATTATAATGATATATTAAAATTATTAAAATTACCAAAAATTAAAAATAATAATGATATATTAAAATTATTAAAATTTCCAAAATTTTCAAATAATAAAGAGAATAAAGAAGATAAAAAAGATAAAGAAGATAAAGAAGATAAAGAAGATAAAGAATATAAAGAATTTTTAAAAGCAAAAAATATATTAAAATTATTGAAATTTCCAAAAATAAATAATTGTAATTTATTAGAAAATAAAGAAAATAAAGAAAATAAAGAATATAAAGAATTTTTAAAAGCAAAAAATATATTAAAATTATTGAAATTTCCAAAAATAAATAATTGTAATTTATTAAATTATAATATACGTGAAAATTATTTATTACAATTATTACAATTATTAAAATTATTAAAATTGTTAAAATTCCCCAAAATAAATAATTGTAATTTATTAGAAGATAAAGAAAATAAAGAATTTTTAAAACAAAAAAATTTATTAAAATTATTAAAATTACCAAAAATTAAAAATGATAATGATATTCCTATTTATGATCCAAATCATCATAATAATGAACCTGAACCTGAACCTGAAATTATTGCGAATGTAGTGAATACAGAAGATGCACCTGCAAATAATTTATTAAAATTATTAAAATTATTAAAATTACCAAAAATTAAAAATGATAATAATTTATTAAAATTATTAAAATTATTAAAATTACCAAAAATTAAAAATGATAATAATAATCTTATATCTATACCTGCAAATAATGAGATTGCAGATGATAATTTATTAAAATTAAAAAGATTATTATTAAAAAAAATAAATGAAGAAGAAGAAATAACACAAATAAAAGTTGAAAAAACAACACAAACAAATGAGACTACAGAAGAAGAAAAAACAAATGAGACTACAGAAGAAGAAAAAACAAATAAGATACCAATAAATAATACAACAAATAAGACACCAAGAGAAGATATAGAATTAAATTATGATGAATATGGTTTATTATTATTAATTGCTGGAGTAATAGGATTATTTACATATAAAATAATGGATAAATAAAATAATGGATAAATAAAATAATGGATAAATAAAATAATGGATAAATAAAATAATGGATAAATAAAATAATGGATAAATAAAATAATGGATAAATAAAATAATGGATAAATAAAATAATATAATAAATATATATATATATAAAATGGCGAGGAGAGAAATGAATTTAAAAGAATATTTATATATTTTAGCAATAATTTTAATTTTAATAATAATAAGTATGATAATTATTAATTTTTTTCAAGTAGATACATTACAAACAGATATAATTATTTATGAAGGAAATACAACAATGGCTGATACTATACAAGGAAAAGGTTATGCAACACCTCCAGTTACAGGAAAAGGTTCTGCAAGAGGAGTTGGAAGAGGTGGAAGAGGAAGAGGTGGAGGTGGAGGTGGAGGTAGAGGTGGACCCCCGTAAAAAACAATATATAAATAAAAAAAATAAATTTATAAAAAAATAAATTTAGAATAAAAATAAATAAAAATAAAAATAAAATTTAAAATAAATTTTATATAATAAATAAAATTGAATTAAATATAATATTATATTATAATTATAATATTATAATGTTAATTCCAGTTAAATGTTTTACGTGTGGAAAAGTATTAGGAAATAAATATCGTTATTATTTAAAAGAAATTCAACAAAAAAAAATAAATAAATCTATGGAAATAGATAAAGTAATATATTTAACAAAAGATTATATAGATAAAACGCCCGAAGGAGAAGTATTAGATATTTTAGGATTAAATAAATATTGTTGTAGAAGACATTTATTAACGCATGTAGATATAGAATAATAAATTAAAGATATGAATATATGAATATAGATAAATAAAAAATTTTTTTAATAATTATATTGATATAATATATATATAATATTATGAATAAAAAATTAAAATATAAATCAAAAAGAACAAAATCGAGAACAATAAAATCGAGAAGAACAAAATCGAGAAGAACAAAATCGAGAAGAACAAAATCTATAAAAAATAAATTAAGAAAAAATAAATCTATAAAAAAAGGTGGTGGAGTTCAATTTCAACCATTTAGAGATATGTATCATGCTAATTTAGAATTATATGAAAATACAAGAAATGGATTATTAGGAAATAATATAACAAATAATTCTAATAATAGTAGTTATAATTATAAATATACTCCATAAATATAAAAATATAAAAATATAAAAATATAAAAAAATAAAAAATAATATAATATTTTTAAATATTATAAAAATGGTAAAATATTTTAATAAATATTCAAAGGATTTTAGTAATTTATGTACCCCCGCGTTTATATATTTATTTATTTCAGTTGTTATTTTTGTAATAATTGCATTACAAAATTTTGGAAATACAAATAAATATAGTGTAGGTCAATATGAATGTAATGTACCGAGTACTTTTGTAATGTTTGTTTTTAAAGCGATTTATATATTATTTTGGACTTTTATATTGAATGCTATATGTAAAGCGGGATATAGAGAAATATCTTGGTTATTAGTAATAATTCCAATAATTTTATTTTTTATTATAATAGGATTAATAATAACAACATATTCATATTCATATTAAAAAATATAAATAAATAAAATAAAAATAAAATAGAAATAAAATAGAAATAAAAATAAAATAGAAATAAAATAAAAATAAAATAAAAATAAAATAGAAATAAAATAAAAATAAAATAGAAAATATAAAAATAATGCAAAAATAATAATATAAATTATGAAAAAAAAATAATATTTATTATGAAAATTTCATAATAAATATATATACTATAAATATAATAAAAATGGATAATATAGTATGGACGATAATAGATAAATTTTTTGAGGAAAATCCAAATATATTAATAAAACATCATATAGATTCTTATAATGATTTTTTTAATAATAAGATACATAATATATTTAAAGAGAAAAATCCAATAATAATTTTAAAAGATCCGAATTTAGAAAGTAAAGATAAAAATTTTAATTTAAGAGCGGAAATATATATAGGTGGAAAGGAAGGAGATAAATTATATTTTGGTAAACCGATAATATTTGATGAGTCAAGAGAACATTATATGTTTCCGAATGAAGCAAGATTAAGAAATATGACATATGGAACGACTTTACATGTGGATGTATTAATAATATATAAAATATTAGATAAGAATGGAAAAGAGAATATAACAGAAAGATTATTAGAGAAAATATATTTAGGTAAATTTCCAATAATGTTAAATTCAGATTTGTGTATATTAAATGGTTTATCAGCGGATGTACGTTTTAATATGGGTGAATGTAGGAATGATAAGGGAGGATATTTTATAATAGATGGAAAAGAGAAGGTATTAATACCGCAGGAGAAATTTGCGGATAATATGATATATATAAAAGATAATCATAGTGAATTATATAGTCATTCAGCAGAGATACGTTCAGTATCAGAGGATGCATCGAAACCAGTAAGAACATTATCGATTAGAATAGTAAGACCGGATGCGAAATATTCAAATAATAATATAGTGGTGAATGTTCCGAATGTAAGAAAACCAGTACCATTATTTATTTTAATGAGGGCGTTGGGTATATTAAGTGATAAGCAAATAATAAGTTATTGTGTATTAGATATGGAGAAATATAAGGATTATTTAAATTTTTTTATTCCGAGTATTCATGATGCATCTACAATATTTAATCAAGAGGTAGCATTAAAATATATGGCTACATTAACGAAAGGTAAAACTATACCACATATATTAGAAATTTTAATGGATTATTTATTACCACATATAGGGGAGAATAATTTTCAAAATAAGGCATATTTTATAGGTTTTATGGTAAATAAATTATTGAGAGTATATAATAAAGATGAGCCAGCGACAGATAGGGATAATTTTAAATTTAAAAGAGTAGAATTGGCGGGGGATTTAATATATGATTTATTTAAAGAATATTATACTTTACAACAAAAACATATATTTTTAAAGATAGATAAAGAGTATTATTATAAACAAGGTATATATCAAAATGATTTTATATCTTTAATAGATAATAATTATAATGAATATTTTAAAGAAAGAATATTAGAGGATGGTTTTAAGAAAGGTTTTAAAGGTAATTGGGGAGCAGAAGAACATACATATAGACCAGAAGTAATTCAAGATTTAAATCGTTTATCGTATAATTCATTTATATCACATTTAAGAAAGATAAATTTAAATATAGATATGAATGCGAAAATAGTGGGTCCTCGTTTATTACATTCTTCACAATGGGGTATAATAGATCCATTTGATACACCGGATGGAGCGAATGTAGGAATTCATAAACATATATCAATATTGGCTCATATAACAAGTGGTTATTCATCAAAAAAAATAATAGAATTTTTAAGAAATATAATTTTTATAGAATATTTGAGTGAATGTACGACGGAATATATAAGTAAATCGACAAAAATATTTGTGAATGGTTCTTGGATAGGAGTAATAACGAATCCTGTTCCAGTTTTAGATTTATTAAAAAAATATAGAAGATTAGGGTTAATACCAATTTATACAAGTATAAGTTGGGATATAAATGATGATATAATATATATATATACAGATGCGGGTAGATTATGTAGGCCATTATTTTATGTGGAAAATAAAATATCAAGTTATAGGAATGAAAAAATATATGAAAAAATATTGAAAAATGATTTTAAGTTTAATGAATTATTAATAGGTTTTAATAAGTTTAAAGAAAATGATATAATTGATATTCCCAAAAATTTGGATATTTTTATAAAATCGAATATGGTTTTTAATGGAATACATGAATTATATAATATAAATAAATTTAATTTAAAAAAATCTAAATCTAAATCTAAATCTAAATCTAAATCTAAATCTAAGAGTTCAAAATCATCAAATAATGTATCGAAGGCAGGGGGGTCTTTGGAAGAAGAGGAAGAAGAAGAGGGAGAAGAAGAGGAAGAAGAAGAGGAAGAGGAAGAGGAAGAAGAAGAGGAAGAGAAAGAGGAAGAAGAAAAGGAAGAGGAAGAGGAAGAGGAAGAGGAAGAGGAAAAAGAAGAAAAAGAAGAAAAAGAAGAAAAAGAAGAAAAAGAAATAGAAAAAAAAATGAAAAGAAAGAATAGAGATAAAGAGAAAATAGTAGTAGAATTAGAATTAGAATTTTCAAATTTAAATAAATTAGAAAAAAAGTTTTTAGAATATGCGGGTATAATAGATTATATAGATACGGCAGAAAGTGAGACAAGTTTAATATCGATATATGAGGAGAATATAGTGAATAATACTACACATTTAGAAATTCATCCTTCATTATTGTTGGGTGTAATGGGAAATCAAATAGTTTTTCCTGAGAATAATCAGTTACCGAGGGATTTATATTCTTGTGGTCAGAGTAAACAGGGAGTAAGTATATATCATTCAAATTATCAAAATAGGATAGATAAAACGGGAGTAGTATTAAATAATGGACAGATACCATTAGTAAAAAGTCGTTATTTAAAATATATAAATAATGAGGAGCATCCGTATGGTGTGAATGCGATAGTAGCGATAGGAAGTTATGGAGGGTATAATGTAGAGGATTCGATATTATTTAATGAAGGTTCTTTAAATCGTGGAATGTTTAATACGACATATTATAGTATGTATGAGAGTAGAGAGGAGAATTCAAAAATAAATAAAAATATATTGGATACTAAATTTTTAAGAATAGATAGTGAGAAAGTAATAGGAAAGAAGCCGGGTTATGATTATTCTGAATTGGATGATACGGGATTAATAAAAGAGAATATAGCATTAGATGATAAAAAGATAGTAATAGGAAAGGTATCAATAAATACAAATAATGCGAATAATTATGTAGATGATTCTGTAAGTTTAAAGAAGGGACAATTAGGTTATGTAGATAAATCATTTATAACAGAGGAGGAGGAGGGTTATAGATTAGCGAAAGTGAAAATAAGGGAAGAGAGAATTCCAACGATAGGAGATAAATTTTGTAGTAGGTGTGGGCAGAAGGGAACGATAGGATTAATAATACCAGAGAAAAACATGCCATTTACGGAGGATGGTATAAGACCAGATTTAATAATAAATCCGCATGCGTTACCGAGTAGGATGACAATAGGACAAATAATAGAAACAGTAATGGGTAAAGCGTGTGCTTTATATGGTGGTTATGGAGATAGTACGGCATTTGTGAATCAAGGTTCCAAACATGAAATATTTGGAAATATGTTAAAAAATATGGGATATAATTCTTCAGGGGATGAGATATTATATAATGGTGAAACGGGGGAGCAATTAAAAATGGAATTGTTTATGGGTCCGTGTTATTATATGCGTTTAAAACATATGGTAAAAGATAAGATAAATTATAGGGCACAGGGTCCTCGTAGCATTTTAACAAGGCAGACAGTTCAAGGACGAGCGAATGATGGAGGTTTAAGGATAGGAGAGATGGAGAGAGATGCAATAATAGCACATGGATTAACTTATTTTTTAAAAGAGTCTATGTTAGATAGGGGAGATGATTATTATATAGCGGTTTGTAATAATACGGGAACGATAGCTGTATATAATGAGTCAAAAAATATATTTATGAGTTTATTTTCGGATGGACCATTAAAATATAATATAAATGTGGAGGGTAATCCAAATATAGAAATAATAACTAAATATGGTAGAACATTTAGTATAGTGAGGGTTCCATATACATTTAAATTATTAATTCAAGAATTACAGTGTATGAATATACAAGTAAGAATAATAACAGAAGATAATATAGATCAATTAACAAGTATGAATTATGCAAATACAATAAATAATTTAGAAATGAGAAAGATAACAACAAATATAGAGAATATAATAACATCTTCAATAAAAAAAACAGAAAAAGTGATAGAAGAAAAATTAAATAATATTTTAGAAGAAGAAAAAGAAGAAAAATTAAGGGATGAAGATGAAGAGAGTGAATATAGTGATACGGATGATAGTTTAAAAGCGAAATTAAATCGTTTAAGAAAAGAAGTAACAGAAAAAGCGGAACGAGAAGCATCTCAAACAGATTTAAGTGATGAAGATGAAGATGAAGATGAAGATGAAGATGAAGAT